ATGTTTATTTTCCTCCATTAGGCAGGTTTTATTTGTGAGACCCTTTCGGCATCTCATTCGAAACCACAGCGTGTGGTTTGAAATTGATTATGTATGTATGTATTTATACTTTCTTAACGTTTCCAATGGAATATTTTGCCTGTAAATCCCATTGTGATTTGTCTCGATGTGAAATAATTTTAATGAGTCGAAGATCAGTTTGTGGTTGAGCCTTCGCCTCGTTTACGATGTTGAGAAGTCCCCAATCCGAAAGAAGTGTTGTGATCGTATTTCGGCGTTCGATATCATTCTCGGTAAGACTTGCATTCTTTCCATCCAAGAGAAACAGTTCCTTAAAATGTACAATAAAGTATCTTCCCTGTTTGTGGAGAATATGACAACTCTGAAAAAGAGTGTTAGGTAGTTTCCTAGAAGAAACTCCAATGCGAGTAAGAGTTTCCTTTATTTTGAGAAAATCATCAGGTTCATTCAGAGTCACTTCCAACATATCTGTTGGTGTCCAATCATCTATAAAAGTATTCATAATGATATTTATATGATAATCATTTTTGAAATCCGCCAATATCCATCGATTTACGCAATTTACTCAGTTCTTCCGAAGGAAAGAGAGGATAAACCGCCTCCGCCTTAGACCTTGAGTAATTATACTTACGTTGAATCAACTTCACATCATCCTCGGCGCTTCTCTTCTTTGCCCACTTTGAAAACCTCTTTCTTGGGTTTACTACATCTCGTAGAAAGTCATACTGCATACGATGTGGAAGATGGGCCAAACGATTCATCTCATTTACAAAGAGAACCGTATCGGGAAAATACGAAAGACCTCGATTGATGATAAACGGAACGTATCTTTTATCGGGTGAAGAAGGATCGTTTGGATCCGTAGACGAATCCGCCTTACAATCCTTAAGAAGATTCTTACCGAAACGACCTTCGTTGATCGAGTTGATGAAAGTAAATGGTGTTAGTTGGTCGGCCATACTTTTTCAAACCAATAGTGTACGAACATCATTACGATTGAGATGGAGATTCCAAAGGAAGTAACATGCCAATCTCCAAACCAGATTCTTCCCATCAATGTGCAAAGAATTACAGATAATATTCTCCATGTGACAACCTTTGTGGTTACTTCCATTGCGAAGAAGCCATGAGCTCTGTGAGACACGAAACAGTGTTGATCTCCTGATCGGCAACGAACGCGGCACGATACTGATACTCACCAAGAGACATAATGATACTTGGAATCGATTGAGGCTCTGCAAATTCGTAAAGAGTATCGTAGATTCGCCGAAAGATAACCGACGAGTCAACATCACTATTGTTTGTCACCCAACTACGCATCTTCTTGAAGTCCTTCCCCTTGAGATATCTAACAAGTTCTGAGACACTTTGATCCGACATTCCAACCAGAACATCGGCTGTGATCTCACCAGAAGAACTGTACCGTTGACACTCGTTCAGAACTCTTCTCCAATCAGGAGCAAAACGCATAATAAGATCAGCAAGAATCTTGTTGTTGAACTTGACGTTTTCCGCATCAAGGATCAACTGCAATCTTTTCATGAAACCTCCGGAGAGTTTCGCAAGTTGTTTCTTACTCGTATTGAACTCCACAACCGTACACCGAGAATGAAGAGGTTCGATGATACGATTCTTGAAGTTACATGTAAGAATAAAACGACAATTGTTACTGAACTCCTCAATGAATCCACGAAGAGCAGGCTGCGTTGACTGAGCGTTGAGATAATCCGCCTCATCAAGGATTACAACCTTGTAGGCCTTTCCCATCAAGGATACCGAAGAAGCGAACTGACGAATCTTCGAACGAAGAACATCGATACCACTTTCCTCCGAAGAGTTGATGAGAAGATACTCAAGATTCAACTCATTACAGAGAGCTCTTGCGACCGTTGTTTTACCAAGACCGGCAGTGCCAGTCAAAAGCATGTTGTACATTTCACCCGAGTCAACGATCTTTTGAAAGACTCGCTTGTGAGAATCGGGAAGGATACACTCCTTGATTGTTTTTGGACGGTATTTTTCACACCAAAGGAATTCATTTTTCATAATATAAATATAACACAATTACTGTTGAATGTAAAGGAAATTATTTCACCTTTTGTGTTTCCCAACGCCTTTGATTTCTCATTTCCTCTAAAATCTCTTTGGCTGCTATAACACCGCCAGTTTCGTCTCGTATTTTCTCGATGGTTTTATCCAACTCATAAACCTTTTCTTCAAGAGAATATTTCATTATTTCCAGCGTCTTAATTGCTGATTGTAAATTACCATCGATATTTTCGATGAATTGCAATGCTTTAGTTTCTGGTTTCATCCAATCAAATAAGAGATTATTCCTCCAAAAAGAATAACGGTTATCACTCCGTTCAAAAGAATAAGAGCTCTATCATGCCATTTTAGTCCAACATAAAGCCATCCCAACAATCCGAACATACTAAAGATCATATCGTATAGATGAAGATTGGGCCCGGAGGCACGTAAAGAGGTGGCAATGAGAATGAATGTTGACGCTGCCCACTTTACGTACCATGTGCTATCCTTATAAGGTGTTACTTTTTTTATTGTATGTACTTCCATTATCCAAAGAATTTCTTAAAGATCCCAAGTTGCTTCGTAAAGATCGAAGGTTTTTCGGGTGGAAAGAAAACTTCCACGGGCCAAAGATCTTCGATGTTCTTCATTGCTCGGTTTCTTGCAAACTTCAACTGCGATTTGGTAAAGAGAAAGCGATGGCCATTCTCAAGAGTTATCTGTTGATAACTCGCGTTGCTTGACGTTTTTGCGTCTTTATTTGTTACTTCGATTATATATGCTTTCATAATTTGATTCAGTTTAAAAAGTGGAGCCACCTGTCAGAGTCGAACTGACGACCTATTGATTACAAATCAATTGCTCTACCAACTGAGCTAAGGTGGCAAAAGGGGAAGATTACTCTCCCCCAAAAAGGAAGATTACTCTCCCTCAGTATTTTCGACGACAGGTTCTTCAGCGGCCGCCTCAGCGTCTGCTTGTTCACCTTCTCCGTCTTGCTTTGGAGCATAAAAGGATAGGAATGCCTCAACTTTATCACGGACATTACCAACGGAACTTAGTTCCTTACCTTCAAACGCTCCTCGACGAGATGCCACATCGATAATTCGGACGATAGCCGAAAAATCATTTAGTGTAATCTCAGGTTTGTTTTCTGTTTCTTCACTCATAGTTTTATTTTTCTTTTTTTGTGGTCTATTTGGCATAAGTAGAATTCTTTTCCAAAGCAATCCAATACTTTACGTTGTTATTTATTCCTTCCCATTGAGAGATCAATTTAGAAGAGATCGACAGACGATAATCGTCGGGCAACATCTTCAGGTTCTCAATCAGAAATTGGAAATCGAAATTTTCATCTGAAACCAATCCAGTCAACTTGATCTTGTAGACATTTGCAGTTGGATTCGATGGATCCAATACCTTACATTCGATTGGTGAATTGTTTCCTTCACTCGTAACCGAAAGAATTGGAGCATTCAATACTGCACTTGCCTTACGAATATTCGAGATAGTTTCCGCAGTCAAATTGACAGTTACATCCGAAGATGGAAGACCCACTTCACGTTCAGGTGACGTAAGAATGTTTGGATCGGAAAACCGATAGACAAGACTTGAATTGGTAGACGAGATTGTTACTGAGTCCGTAGAGAACTCCAAGCTTGGATTCTCAATCAAAGAGTAAGCTCCAAGGAATTCGTTGAGATCGTAAATCCCAAAGGATTGATCAAAAGATTCTTCGACTTCAGCTGAAGACATGATGTTCTTCTTGTCCGAGATCGTGAGAATCTTGTTACCTTCTTTGACTACAAGATTACCATTGATGGTAGAGTAGTTCTTAAGAAGATTTAATGTTCCATTTGATATTTTCATAGTTATAACTATATACTATTTTTAGGGTTTTGTAAAGAATAAAATTCAAGTAAATACATTATGCAACAAAGAGCATGAGCATAATGGTGTTCTCCGCTTTCGGGATCGTGTGTTTCACCTCGCATCACTGCCCAAAGATGTCTTTGAGCAGCTGCGAAATATCGATCCTCAAGATTTTCAAGTTTCTTCCAATTGTGGCGATCATACTTTGCCGCTCCAAAGGTGAGAACCTTTACCACATCTTCCAAAGCGGTTGGAGGTATAAGTGAGTAGTCCGATTTTGCTTTATCATATTTGACTCCTTCTATCTTTTTTTCGTTATAGGATTTCAACTCTTCCTCATAGGAATCATCGTTATCCAGTTCAATTTGCGATACCGGATACTTAGTTTGCATTAGAATGGGGATTTAAATTCTCCGTTTTCATCGACAGTAACACCTGAGTTATCGGGCTCGGCCTCGGCATTGTCTCCGATAACTTCACCATTTTCATCAAGAGTGGATTCATCAATCTTAGTGTAAAGATCGAGAAATGCATCTCTTGTTTCTCCTTCGAACCGACTTATGCACATCTTGATGGATGACATCCGATCTTCGAAGATCGAAAACGCCTTGATAATGTGGCAAAGTCTACGAGTCGAAACGACATCATCAATTGCGTCGGCATCAAAAGTCTTTCGAATCACATTTGACCAAGCGACCAACTTCTCGATAAACTCGTCATCCTTAATGTCAAAGCTCTTGGCATTGGCGAGAAGGATCTTTCTCTCAGTTGCGTAAGGAGGATATTCCTGATCAACAACCGCAACGAATCTTTCAAGAAACGCATCATCGATAATCGAAGCCGCAGTATAACGACCCTCATCGGATCCTCGACCCTTGGTGTTTGCGGTGGCAATCACGTTGAAACCAGGCGCAGGAGTGACTACTTGACCAGTCTTTTTCAGAAGAATGGGTTTTCCTTCAAGAACTCCTTGAAGACACATGATCTTATTTGTGGCACGATCAATCTCATCGATCATAAGAATGCAACCACGTTCCATCGCCTTGACGACAGGGCCCTTCTGAAAGACAGTTTCACCATCGATCAAACGGAAACCACCGATCAAATCATCCTCATCGGTTTCGGGCGAAACCTGAACACGAACATATTCTCTCTTGAGAATCGCACACGCTTGTTCGACCATCATTGTCTTACCGTTACCGGACATACCCGCAACGTAAGTTGGAAAGAAAAGTTTCGATTCGATAATCTTCTTGATCTTCGAAAACTCACCCCACTTGATGTACGTGGCATCTTTAGGAGGAACATAAATCTCATCATCAGAAACCGAAGAAACTGACCGAAGAGAAATCGGAGCGGCATTCTCGAAGTTCATGACGGGCTCCGGAGTTGGAGCAGGAGCAGGAGTCGCAACAGGAGCAGGAGTTGAATACTCCCCAAAGGAATATTTACCCCGAGCTACACTAGTAATGAAACCTTCGCGAGAGGAAGTTCGAAACCAATTGTAGGCATCTTTTCTCTCAATTCCATTAGATTGGGCTTCCTCGAAGATCTCTTTCCTTGACCACAAACGGGCAGGATTTGAATTTTTCAGGAAATGTTTTTTTAGTTCACTTTTATTAATCATAATATACCTATATTCTATACTAGTTGAATCAAATGTCAACACTTAATGTTGTTAATTTTTTGTAAAGGGGACGTATAACTCAGTTTGGAGTAACATCGAGTAATATCGGCAACGGCGGAATCGCTCGTTCCCATGTTCGCGGGTGAGAACCGATAAGGAAAGTTGGATCATCGGTGGTCTTGATCGTCATTTTTGAAGACCATTCCTCACCAACCGCCATTTGACTATCAGCTGAAATCCAGAGTTTTCTTCCGTGGCCAACATCAAGGAGAACCTTCAAAGTCTGGCTGTCGCCGTAAAAAGAGTTGTTCCTATACCAACCGAAACCAGTATCTTTCCACTTAAGAGAGATAACCTTTCCGGAAACAACCTTTCGGTCGCCATTGACCAAAACTTCTTTGGAGGGAATGTTTTTGAACGCTTCGGCCCCGGCATTCGCCTTTTCAAGTTTCTCGTTGGCACGAGCAGGAAGATCCTTTGCGAATGCTTTCTGTTTTGGGGAAGCAAACTTCTGCCACTTCTCATAGTTACGGAGAAGACTAATCGCAGTATTTTTCGACCACGTATCAATCCCCTCGGTGTTGGCAGTTTTGATCAAACCAGCGAGGATTTCTTTATCAGCTTCATTTTTCATAAGAGTATTGTACTACAGGAGATGGTGAAAGTCAAGGGCAATGTTCGTTAAAAAATTGTAAAGCTTAGGCGATCAACTCGGCGAACTTTGACATTATGACACGAGATCTCTTGTTTTCCGAGTTATTTTTGGCGAACTGTTTTGCCAACTTTGACTGAGCGGAACGACTTTCTGAGATATCTTCCTCAGTTGAGAATTGAAAATCATTATCAATTATCTTGATATTGTAGGGAAGAATCATCAGAGCATCGTAACCAGCAACATTCGGAAGACTGGTAAACTTGGTTTTGGTGTAAACCTTTCGCAACTTGTCAGCTGCCTTCTCGGCCAAAGAGAGCTTTCGCTTTGCATCATTTAAAGAAGCTGGAAGATACATTCCAATGACAGTCGCCTTCTTGCGAAGAAGATTGAGAAGAGTTTCCTGTTGAGAATCGATCCGAGTATAATAACTTGAAGAGCCATCCCCAGTAAAACGGCGCCGAGATGAGATATCAATTTTTTTACCTTCGAAGGTAGTAATGGAGTTGTTGGCCTCTCGAGCTTGCGCAAGTTCAGAATCGCCGTCGGTGAGCAAGATTACATTCAGTTTATCAACAGTATGTTTTTTCTGAAAATCATTACAGTGATGGTTTGCAACCATGATCACCGCATTGAGAGGAGTGCCACCCAATTGCTCCATATTCGATAACCCGTGAATCTGGTAATAACTGCGGGAGCCTGTCTGAAAGAATAGTTGTTGAAATCCGAGCTCAAAGTCGCTTTTTGACATTGAAGAACTCATGATATTGTTGAGCACCAGAGAATCAATACTGATCTCATTGGGATCTGAAATCTTTGGAGAATCCCAATTACATGTTGTAGTATATGAATATACTTCGAAAGGAATACCAATTTTTTTACAGAAGTATACGAGATGCAAAGTCTGATCAATTACATCGCCCAAAACATTCCCCATCGAACCAGAGTAATCGACGTAAAAGATCATTCCATGATTCTTACCATCAGCAAGTTGCGTTACGGTATTGAAGATTTGATCATCATAACGATACTTGTGAAGATTGTTGACATCAATTGTGCCGACCCGAGATTCCGAAGAACGAGAGTAACGAAACGCTGCTTTGCGTCTTTCAAACTCGCGTATCAAAACACCGACTTTTTTCTTCATATTCTTTTTATAGTCAATATACGTTCCGTTGAAATCGGAAGGCCGATGTGGCCAGGCGGAAGATTCCTCACGACTCTTCATCACATCTTTGTAAGAATTCGTGATTTTATCGACCGTTGATTTTCTTGGAAAGATTACCGGAACGAAATCAGATGGTTTTGGATCATCCCAACCTCGATTGTCGAAGTTTTCCGAGAGGTTCTTCTCAAACTCTTCTTGAGTTTCAGACTTTTCCGAATCTTGCGGAATGTCCTTGGTGGCGCTCAATGTTGTATCACCGGACTCCTCATCAGATTCATCACCGGACTCCTCATCAGATTCATCACCTTCTTCATATTCACCGGACTCCTCATCAGATTCATCACCAGATTCTGGATTTGAACTTGACTCTTCTTCGCCTTCTTCGCCTTCTTCATCAGAAGACTGCTCCTCATCACCTTTAGGCTCAGGAGGCTCTTCATCTTCTTTCGGTCGATTCTGAAACTCTTCGAAGAGATCGAGGACTTCTTGAGTTGTCTCAGCTGCATAACAGCGATTGTAAAAATTAAGTTCCTCTTCATTCAAAGGAACTGGAACAATTGTCCCGATCTTAGCGTGAAGATTCAAACGATCAAGAAACTTCATCTTTGAAACATCTCGACGACTCAACTTGAAGAGATCGGCATCAACAAGAGTCCGGTACGCCGCAAGGAAAATCTTGGGAAGGCCGGGATACTTGTCCTGAACTAATCGTTCAATGCGAATGTCATCGATGACGTTAAGAACATCAGGAATACCCTTGATATTATTGTCGCTCAGATACTTTTCAACTAGAGGATAATCATCAAAAATTGCATGGCCGACTTCGTGGGCGATCAACATGTCATAAACAACCTTTCCGAAATCTTTCCAGAGAGGTAACTTCATCACTCGATTTCGCAAGTCGAAACAAGCGGTAGGTACGTTGGCGTGAGTCACCGTGATGTTTTCACGAGACAGTAAACGGGCAACATTTGATTGGAGTTGATAATCTAACAGCTTCATTATGGTTATAACTATAAACTAATAATTGGAAAGGTCAATACTAAACATGGTAAAAGACTTGTAAAACTACGCCCCAGCTGCAGCGAAGTAACCGGGCGCTCCGGCAACCTCACTAGAGATCAACTTTGAACCCGTGTAAAACCATCTTTTCAAGGGACGAATCTCGCGAGTTCGAACATCGACGGCGCGAGCCAGATTCCCATAGGGAAAACCGGATTTTGTGACAACTTTGTTTTCTAGGCCTTTCTTAATCATATACCTCTATTATAGAGGCATATTTTTAGATGGCAAGGCAAAACATCGTAAAAAAAGTGTAAAATTACGATTTGATTTTTGAGAAATTGTTGGTCTTTACGAACTCCATCCTGGCCGGAAACTTGCCATCCAACAGATCTTGTTTGTGACTGATAATGAACACGTTAGAATCGTCACGCAACGTGTAGAGAATTTTGATCAGATTATCCACTCCATCCGCATCCAGACTTGAATCAAAGGTTTCGTCCAGAATAAGAAGATTGGTGTTGGCAGAATTCTTCATTCGAGCAACCTGTCTCCAAGTAAAGAGAAGTGCCAAATCGATCCTTTGTTTCTCACCTTCCGAGAAAGAGGGATAGGTAAAATCGTCGCGATGTCTTGACTTGATGGTTTCGTTGAAGCTTTCGTCGATGTTGAAGAGAACAAAGAAGTCCAGAATATTGAGATACTTGTTGATCATGTTGTTCATGACCGGAAGATACTCACGAATGATCTTTGTCTTGATTCCGGAATCTTTCAGTAGTTCTCCTACTGCATCGTAGTAGGATCTCTTCTCAAGTTGATCTGACTTGTGATCAAGCATTCCATCACGATCACCTTTCTTGTCATCCAGTTCAGTCTTCTCTTCTTCGATGTGAGATGTATCGGTCTTTTCGGCGGATGTCTTGTCAATGCCCTTTTCGATGTTGTGAATCATA